GTGTGGTCGATCGCCTTGTGGTTCGGCCCGCCGAGCCGCTCGATCTCCTCCAGGTGCAGGTGCGGCCAGTAGCGGACGACGAGCCGGGTCAGCTCGTCCACACGCCACGCCTGGGCATACTGCACCCGCGAGGCCAAGTGGCTGCGGACGTGGGCCTGAAGCTCTTGGAGGGTGGTCATGGCGTCAGTTTTGATTTCCCTCGGGCTTCAGTGTCCCGGCAACCTTCGGCTGCAGGGCATAGAGCAGCTTCGTCTGCTCGTTCATCGCGTCGGCGATCTCACGCTGCGTTTCGCGCAACTCCTTGAACGTCAGCCGGTGCTCGTCGAGCAGCGGCATGAGGACGAAGTGAGCAAGCCAGATGGCCACGAGCGTGGGAAATCCCCACTTCTCCAGGATGCTGTACAGGGTGTCCTTCGCCGCGTCTGTCACGATTCCCCCTCCGAGTTGAGCCACCGAATAACCAGCGCCTGTGCGATCGCCGAGATGGCCCAGATGACGATCAGCGTCATGAAGGCGAACCCATGCTGGTCGGCGTAGTGGGCGCGAACGCGAGCCGCCAGACGCTCCCGGAGAACGTCAGCCCCAACCACCGCCGACCGCAGGCCGGCCGCCTGCACGGCACTCGCGTACTCGTGACGCAGCGCGGCGTACTTCTCGGCCGCCACCGCCGTGATCGCGTCGCACCGCTCGCGGCCGAGCATCGCCCGGCGGATCGGATGGCGGCCGAGCTCGGCCCAGACGTAGTCGGAGTCGGTCATCGCTCGCACCTCCCGTCCTTGCAGACGGCGGCCGCCACCGGCTGGCCCAGCATCCGCCGGATCTCCGTCACGTGGCTCCCGGCTGTCAGCCCGCCCGTCGAGCCCCACAGCACCGCGACCACCTCGCCGCGGGCGTTGAAGATCGGGCCGCCGGAGTCGCCCTGCCGGGCGGCGGCCCGGACCTCGAGCATGTGCTGCGGATGCCGACCCGTCGGGCCGAGGAACTGGGTCACCTCGCCCGATGCCTCGCGGTAGCGGAAAGGCACCGGGCCGTAGCCGGCGAGCGTCAGCCGGTCGCCGACGGCCGGGGGCCGGGCCGCGATCGGCACCGGGGCGGCGGCGGGGGCCGCGGTCGAGAGGACCGCCAGGTCAAAGGCCGCATCCCACGCCGCCACGCGGGCCGGGCCGCTGGTGCCGTCGGGCCAGCGGAGCGTGACGGCGTCGCGGTGGCCGCGGACCACGTGCCAGGCGGTGAGCACCTTCGCCCGGCCTTCGCGGACCTCGACGAGCACGCCGGACCCGCAGTCCTTCGACGGGCCGGCCCCGCACTCGATCCGGCAGACGGCGGGCCGGGGGCCGGGGGCGGCGGCCGCAACCGTCAAGGATTCCTTGGCAGTTGCCGGCGGGTCGGGCAGTTCGCCGCTGCCCTCGCACACCGGGCACGCGAACCGCACCGGGCCGGGGCCGACGACGCGGTCGCCGTGGCAGTTGCCGCACGGGGCGGCCGCGGCGGTCGCGGCCAGGAGGAGCGTGAGGATACAACTGACCCGCAGTAGCGTGGTACTCATTGGCAAAGCCCCAAGCATTTCCAACGCCTCCCCTCTATGACGGATGCGACCGTCCTGGCACGCACACCAGTCTTACTGGCCGCTGTGGCCAGTGAGTGGCCTTCGGAGACAAGTTTCACAGCTGACTCAATTTGCGAGGCCGAATACTTGTGCATGCCATTTCGCTCACCTGAATTGTCTTGCAAGCCTGAAGCAATGGCGTGCCGTACGTTCTCAAGACGGTTGCAATACTCAAGATTCGACAATGCGTTGTTGGACTTATTACCGTCGATATGGTTGACGTCGCGGCCGCACGCATCGCCGACAAACGCATCCATTACGAGCTTGTGTACGTAGTGCTTTTTTCCGTCTCGCAAAGAAACGATTCGGTAGCCACCGGAATGAGTGCTTTGAACTAAGAGCCTTCCTGGGCGATGGATCTGGCTGCCGGACCAATGGCGAATCACGTGCGGCAAAGACCGCACGCGCCCATGGCTGGAAACCTGAAACATGCCCTCTCGGCCTTTCACGTCTTTCCATTCCTCGTTTACATTGACCATTGTTTGGTCCTCCATGTAAGGACTGATCCACGCCCCCGGCCGTTACAGCGGCGCGGGGGTTTTTCGTTAGCCGGCTGGCTTGCTCCAGTCGTCCGGCAGAGTGACGCTTGCAATTGCGAAAGAACCATTCCACGCGCGGCGCGATGTCTGCTCCGAGTCGTAGCGAATGACTTCATACGAATCCGGATAGGCCATAAGCCTCTGGCCTGGAATCCATCTAGCCCACGGCACTGCGTGGCCGTTGCGCCCGACACTCACGGCGTATCCATGTAGCACCAGGCACACAGCCTGCTCGTATGATTCGGGAAAGATGACCTCAAGCGGTCGAAACAACTTCGCCGTTTCCTGCCAACCATCGGGGAACCGCGAGAGGGGCACCCACTTGCCGCCAGACTGGTTATTGCAACCCCTGCCGTTTGTTCCTTGGAGCGAGTGGCGGAATCCGTATTCGGCTGGCTGGATTGTGTCTGGCAGCATCCCCCGCCTGACGGCTATCTCTAGAACTTGCCGAACATTTGCTCCGCCCCACTCGCGAGGATTCGCCTCTGCGTATACCGACAGCGGAGACAGCCAGACGGAGCCGAAGTCACGCGACTCGGTGTATCTGAAATCCTTCTTCGGCCCGCCGTAGTTCACGCCCCGCGCCCGGTTGCGGGCGGCTTCAAAGTTGGCGCGAAGCGAGTGGCATGTGCAGGAATGACTTGGATCCTGATTCGTAAACCGGTCGATGAAGTTCATCGCCCACGCCCCGGCCGCGTCGTTCTCGCGTGCCTTCGCCACCCAGTCGCGCGGCTCGATCCACAGGGCCTTCGGGAACTCCCGCGAGGCGGAGCCGCAGGCGTCGCGGAGCGCGTCGGGCGTGTCCTCCGCGGCCAGCTCGGCGGGGTAGCCGTCGTGCCCGTTGATCGGGAAGACGTCGATCAGGCGCGGGTCGATCATGCGACGGCCTCCGACTTTTGGAACGCCGCCGCGATCCTCGCCTTGGCGATCTCGACGTATTCCGCCTCGCGTTCAATGCCGATGAACCGGAAGCCTTCCATGATCGCCGCCTTGCCCGTGGAGCCCGAGCCCGTGAACGGGTCGAGCACCACGCCGCCCGGTGGCGTGACCAGGCGGCAGAGGTAACGCATGAGGTCGGTGGGCTTCACGGTGGGGTGGTGGTTGCGAGCCATCACATCGCGCGTCTTCCCTTCGCGGTAGTCAACAGTAGTGAACTTGTTGCCAACGTCTTCAAGCCGAGACTTTGCGGCCAGCCCCTCGCACCCTTCGTCCCGATCCGCCTTGCTCGCCTTGGCACAGTAGAAGAACCGGGCGGCGGAGCCGGAGTCGGCGGCGTATTCTCCTGTTCGTTCTTTTGGTGCGTTGCCGTAAATGCCGTTTTCTGCGGTGATGCGGGCTCGATTGAGCGAGCCGCTTTTAGTCTGCGGAAACAGCCCCACCACCTCCTCGCTGCCGTCGTGGATGAGGTTGGCGGGCCAGCGGCCAAGCTGCTCGCCTGGGCGAGGCTCCGTATATCGCTCGGCGCTCGTCCTGTCTTGTAGTGGTCTGTCGTAGGTTCCCGGCCTTGTGCTGACATTCCCGGTGCGAACGGAGGCTTCCCGCCTTGCTGCGGCTGGGCTTCCGCCTTCAGCGGCCACCCTGCACCCATCCACGTTGATCGCCCCCGTGCCATGCGTCAGCACGTTCTCGGCGACGGTGCCGACGAGCGGCTTGCGGGCCACGATGATCGGCTCCCACGCTGGCTTGAGGGCCGTGCCCCAGCCGGACCACTGGCGGGCGGCTTCTGTGATCGGGTCGCCAGAAATGAGCGAGTTTCCGTTCTCGGCGTAATCGTTTGGTCGATACCCGTGAATGGCGTTGTGGCAATTCACAGACTTCATGCCGCCAGACTTTGGGCCGCCGATTCGCTCCCGCTCCGCCCCAGCCGCCTTGTCAATCGCCTTGCTCACGTCGTGCGACTTCGGGAAGCCGCTGCCGTAGACCCACATCACGCAGTCCCGAATCTCCCAGCCAGCGTCCTCAATGGCACAGGCAAGCCGGTGATAGGTGCGAGTCCCGCCGAACGCGAGCAAGTGGGCTCCTGGCTTCGCCACGCGGAGGGCTTCTAGGAATACGCTTTCCATTGCCTCTTGAAACGCCAGCATGTCACGCCGCTGCCGCTTCTGATAGTCGGAGCAAGACCGCTGCCTGCCTCCCTGCCGAGACGCACCGGCGTTCACGGCGTCCATCGCCGGATTTCGACGCATGGCAATGTCGCCGGGCTTGAAGGAATCCCACTCCTTGCCCATGAACGACAGGCCGTAGGGCGGGTCGCACACTATGGCGTCAACGCTGTCGGCGTCGAGTGTCGCCATGACTTCGCGGCAGTCGCCGTGGTGGATGGTGATCCCGTCCCGTTGGTAGTACGGCCGCGGAGAACCAGCCGATGGAGCAGACCGCTCGGCGTCGTCGATGGTTTGCTTGCGTGTCATTTGCGAGCGGCTGCTCATCTAGCGTGTGTTCTCTCTACTCAGCAGCACTCGTCGATTGGCACCATCCGTAGCGGGGCCGGGTGCTGCCGCCATTCGGTCGAGACGCCCGGCTGCCCGTCATCGCGTACCGTGAACACAAACCCGCCAACCTCGCCCGTCAGATGGACCGCCTGGCCTGTCTCTGTGTCAACCCACACCGCGTACTTTAGCTCGACGCCATTGGCGTCAAACACCCTGCATGGCATTTGATCTTCAGCGCGGAGAATCATTTGAGCTTCCTGAGTAGCGGCGGGACCGACTTGGCGGCAGCCGTGATCCTCGCCTTGGCGATCTCGACGTATTCCGCCTCGCGTTCGATGCCGACGAACCGGAAGCCCTCGAGGATTGCCGCCTTCCCCGTTGAGCCCGAGCCCGTGAACGGGTCGAGCACGATGCCGCCGGGTGGCGTGACGAGCCGGCAGAGGTAGCGCATGAGGTCGGTGGGCTTGACCGTGGGGTGCTTGTTGTCGCTGCCACGATCCGCCTTGCTCGCCTTGGCGCAGTAGAAGAAGCGGGCGGCGGAGCCGGAGTCGCCGAAGCCAGTCAGCTCAGTTCCGTTGCCGCCGCCTTGCAGCACCATGCCTTTCGCTTGCCGCAAACTGCCGCCAGGCTTTCCGCTCTTGGTGTCCGGAAACAGCCCCACCACCTCCTCGCTGCCGTCGTGGATGAGGTTCGCGGGCCAGCGGCCTAGGCCGTCAACATGCGGCGCTTGGGAAGTGTAAATAGTAAAAGAGCCTGGCCCGCTTTTGCCGCTTGCTGAATGACCGGCGCGACAGCGACCGCCGTCGTTGCCCACCCTGCACCCATCCACGTTGATCGCCCCCGTGCCATGCGTCAGCACGTTCTCGGCGACGTTGCCGACGAGCGGCTTGCGGGCCACGATGATCGGCTCCCAGGCGGGCTTGAGGGCCGTGCCCCAGCCTTGCCACTCGTTGCTGCCCGACGTACCTTCGCCCTTGCCCGACTTCCACTCGCCGGGATGGGTTATCGGCGGAGAGGGCGGCTCTTTCACTAGGGCCGACACCCACTCCGGGGGAGTCAACGACATCGCGGCGACCAACTTCTCCCACGCGGCAGCGGTCGGCACCATCGCCCGCCTGCCCCATCGTGGGTTCTCCGTCGTCGCGGTGTTTACGATCTCCACTTCGCCCGTGATGAAACGGGCCGAGCCCGTCAATCGCTTTACCGTCAGCGCTTCAAGACCAGACGACTCGCGCATCCAGTCACAGAACCGCTGCTCGTCTGGCAGGAGTGAGTCGTGCTGCGGCCCCAGCTTCTCCACGGCCTTGCTCACGTTGAGCGACTTCGGGAACCCGCTGCCGTAGACCCACATGACGCAGTCACGAATCTCCCAGCCTGCGTCCTCGATGGCACAGGCAAGCCGGTGATAGGTGCGAGTCCCGCCGAACGCGAGCAGGTGCGCGCCGGGCTTCGCCACGCGGAG